CTGGCCGGCCTTCTTTTTCAGATGCTAATTGATAAGATGCTGTCTATTCACAAGAGAGTTATTGTCGTAAACGTCAGAGGCAACCATGATAGTGATATGGCTTGTCACTTATCTAGCTGCCTAGATATACTTTATCAAAAAGAGCCAAGAGTTGAGGTTCTGGAGAATTATTCGAAGTTCTTGCACTTTGAGTGGGGTAACAATATGTGGGTTTATCATCATGGCGACCGCATAAAGCCAGAGCAAATATTACAGACCGTGATTAAAAACTTAGACGATGAATGGTCGGCACACAAAAATAGATACTGCCTGTTGGGGCATATCCACCATCATATTAGTAAAGAATACGGCAGTATGATGTTTTCTTGGTTCGGTAGTCTTACTTCTACAGACCAATGGCATAGCGATGCGGGCTACGGGTCAGAACGGTCTATGACTGCAATTGTTTACCATAAACAGTATGGTGAGGATTCAAGAGTTAAGATTACAGTGGATGGCTTAGGTGGGTGACGTTATCCAGTTTCCGCCAAAGACTATGCTACTGCATAGACAAAATTGTGATGATTGCAATAGCGTTCTTGAATATTGGCTTGGGGATGATGATTGTGCTTATGGTATATGCGTTGGCTGCCTTGACCTTATTCCTAGAAAAATTGAGTTTAACGATAACCTGCTGGAGGAAGAATGATGATTGATCCAGAAGTGAGAGACTGGGAAAGATTGAGAAAGGAAATCCCAGCAATAGAGTCGAAGTCTATTGATAACGCTATGGCTGCCTGTCACAAAGGTGACTGGGAAGAACAAGACGTAGTAAACAACCCCAGCCATTACAATAGCGGTGGCATTGAATGTATTGATGCAATAGCAGAAAGCATGACAGAAGAAGGTTTTAAGGCTTACTGCAAAGGTAACGTTCAAAAGTATCTTTGGCGCTATGAGATGAAAGGCAAGCCGTTAGAAGACCTAAAAAAAGCTCAGTGGTATCTAAACAGGCTAATCAAATCGCAGGAAATTGAAGATGGCTATTAAGCGCGATGCAGCAGATAAGTGGTTTAGTGATGTTGTAAGGCAGAAAGCTGGCTTTGAGTGTGAGCATTGCCACAGGCAAGATGGCCGGATGGAGTGCGCCCACATATTCGGTAGGGCTGCAAAGTCTGTTAGGTGGTCAATGATGAACGCTGTGTGCCTTTGTCACTACTGTCACCTGACCTTTACTGCCAACCCTTTAGACTTCACCGCATGGCTTGAGCAATACAAAGGCCAAGGGCATCTGGATATTCTGCGGGAAAAGTGGCAGGTACTGATGAAAACTAACAAGCTTTTAAGAGCTGAGATCGCCAAGCACTACAGGGAAGAGCATAAGAAGATGCTTGCTAGTGAGAGCTATGAGCCAGTTTCGTACAATTAATTGATTTATTTGTATCATAAGGCTTGACTATGTAAATAGAAAGGATCATAGTTACACCTCATTCAACGAAACAGGGGTTTCAAAATGAAGCTTACAATGAAAAAAGTTAATCAAGCCATTCAAGAGATTGAGGCTGGCTGGGAGTTAGTTAAAGGTAACGGCTATTTTTACTGGGTACACCCCACCGATATGAGCTACCTTGATTGCGCGACTGTTGGCGTTTACAAGCTAAACGATTATAACCTAGATCGCTGGGTTGAAGAGTTTAAAGGTAGAGGGCCAGATTTTGGGACTTGGGCTTATTACAATCAGGAGGTGGCGTAATGAACAAGCACTCATTAAGTTACAGCCAGCTAAACCAAATCGACCAAGCTGCTGAAATCAAGAAAGACAACCGCATGGGCATTATTGCCGCTGTTGTTTTATTCTCACTGTACTGCATAGCTTCAACTATGGAATACAACGACTGCCTAAAGGGGGTTTGCTAATGTCCGATTCACTACGCGCTTTCAAAGATTGGCTTTCTGACACGCTGCCAGAATACGCCCCCCAGTACCGGCATTTCACGGGTGAGCTTATCGACTATACAGATGCTCACAAAGATGATATTTGCTACAACTTCTTAATCAACTTTCCGACTTGGTGGGATGATGTATTGCCACCGGCTACAGCTTGCCGCTTTGGTTTTCTTGATGAGCTGTACAGCAGATCACTTGGCCAAAACCTTTCGGAAATAATTCGTAATGACATTTACCTGTCACTGGAAAGCCATTTAAGCGAGATTGTCGAGGAAGTCTATAACGAGGTCTTTAATATTCAACCTGAAGAGTTTGCAGGATATGAGGTGGGACAATGAACAGATTAATTGATTTGCCCGATGCAATACCTGATGGCGCAATTGGCTGTTTAAACGGCTTGTTTTACAAGATAGGCTTGCACAAATTGGCCTTCTATTGGAACGGTGACGAATGGATTAGAAGCGAAAGATCAGCGCCTTTGATAGAGGCTGCTTTAAAGCCATGCAAAAGCAAATTCTCTTTTAACAACGAGGGGTGAATGATGACCGACAAAGATAAAGAAATGGCTGTTATGATAGAAGAAATTAACAGGCTTGCAGATAAACTGATTGCTGATAGCTACGCCTTTAGGTACAAGGTAGCCAAGCGTTTATTGTTTATTGCATCAGCAGGGGCGCTGTTTAGCTTCATAGCTATATCGCTACACGCTTATTTAAATTAGATCGAGGTTTCCCCTGACCTTTGAAGCTGGCTTGGTTCACCAGTGATCGAGAACGAACCACCTATTAATTTACGCTAGGGGGTGGACTATGCACTAGCTATTTTTAATGTTCTGACGTTAGCGATGGCCTTAGGGCTGGTGACTCAGGCTTGGTTCCCCTGCCGCGACAAAGAACCGTACTTACTTTCAAAAACAGCGTATATCTCATCAATATATAATACTGTTATCCATAAGGTCATATCACTTATGGTATTACTTGCATGATAAGCATACATTTCCGATCATATCCGATAGTCTTTATAATCCCCGCTTAGTTGATAGTTTTACTCCATTTGCACTTTTATGCACCAATAATTCGCACATTAACGCACTTTTAGCAGGGAATCCCCGTGATATACGCAATAGCAGTAGTGCTTATTGGCCTAACCGCCATAGCCAGAGATGAATTTAAAAGAGACTCCTAGCGGGGTCTTTTTTTATGGTAGAATGCTTTAACCTTTACTGAGTAAAGAAAACTGATATTATGTTAAGGCCAATACAGCAGAAATGCGGGAGGCAGACATGAAACAGTTACAGATTACGCAACGTATATTAGATTGCGAAGAGCATGGCTGGTATGATTTACTAGCTAAAGTAGATGGAATCACCCAGAACATATTGGAATGCCCATCGGCAACCTTTCAAATTAAAGCCGCTTTGATCCTCTGGGCTGACTCAGTAGACCTGAGAAGCAGCTCATTACCACCAGACGAAGAAAGCGTTATATTGCACAACCCATCAATGAACCATAAAGAAACATTTGGCGCAGAGGCATAATGACCGGACGACCTAAGTGGATACCTGACGAGGCTATATGCGAGCAAGCTGGCGAGATGGCTTCTAGGGGTCTTACTATCTCACAAATAGCCGATTGCCTTGGTGTTTCAGACGCTACAGTGTACGACAGGCAGAACGAATACCCTGAGTTTTTGGAGGCTATAAAAAGAGGCCGAAGCTCTGGTATTCATAAGATAACAAATCAACTGTTTGATAAAGCTATGTCCGGTGACAATACGGCCATTATTTTTTATCTAAAGAATAGGGATCGAGAAAGCTGGGGTGACAAGCACATCGAGCCAGTTCAAGAGATACCGCAAATCAATATCATGGTAGACCCGCGTGCAGTTAACCCTACCGCAGAGTGAGATCTTTCTCTGCCCTAGCCGCTTTGTTTCAGTGGTCGCTGGCAGACGATTTGGCAAGACATTTCTATCTACTGGGAAGATACTTGAGCAGGCGATTAAGTCGCCGAATAGAAACGTCTGGTACGTTGCCCCCACCTATGGCTCTGCTAAGGAGATTGCATGGGATATGCTGATCGCCACAATACCCCCAGAATACGTTTCTAAGACAAACGAGACTAGCCTAACCCTACGCCTTATCAACGGTTCTGTTATCGCCTTAAAAGGCGCTGAAAAGCCAAATAACCTGCGTGGGCGATCACTTGATTACGTCGTAATGGATGAGTTCGCTGATATGCGCCCAGAGGCATGGTATGAGGTGCTGAGACCCGCATTATCTGACAGAAATGGCGGCGGAATGTTTATTGGAACGCCAAAGGGAAGGAATCACTTCTACGACATCTGGGGAAAAGGTATCGATGGAGATGACAATTGGGCGAGCTTTCAGTACACAACTTTGCAGGGCGGCAACGTATCTGAGGAAGAGATAGCAGCGGCAAGGCAAGACTTAGATGAGCGCACATTCCAGCAAGAGTATGAGGCTGCATTTGTCAACTACTCCGGCATCATTTATTATGGCTTTAGCCGTGAAGATTCGGTTAGGAAGATAGAGGACAATAACAGCACTTTGCACATAGGTTTAGATTTCAACATCGACCCTATGAGTGCCGTTGTTTGTTTGCGTCA